AGAGAACGCCGCAGTCAAGTTTGACACTTACGCGGCAACTCCCAACCTCTACGCAGATGGGCCAATCAATATCATCACTAAGTGTGACTCTCAGATCGCAGCTGCTTTCCTAACTCAGTTTGCAGACCTAGGGAACACTGAAACCGGTGCTCGTTCTGTTGGCGAGATTCACCTAAGCGTCTTCCGAAGAGCGGCCATTAACTTATGTGATCTCGTTGCTAGTGCTGTGAGTGGCATTGACCGCCGTGGCGGTGGAACTATCGGTAGATTGATCAGGTGGAACTATGGATGCGTTGACCCGTCAAAGTTGCCTCGCCTTGTTCACACTGGTCTTGATACTGATGACCTTGCTGACTCTCTTGGCATGCTCCCTGGTCTCGTACAGTCCGGCCTTCTGACTCCTGATGATGAGCTAGAGAGAGCAATCAGAGAGCGTCTCGGCGCTGGTGTATTGCCTGAGGAAGCTGAGAGATCACCTCTCATGAGAGTTTCATCAGTAGGTGGCGGTGGATCAGTCAGCGCATTGACTGAGCAGCTCATCAAGAGGAGGCGTGAGCATGGCAAAGCGTAAGCGCACCAAAGCACAGACGCCAGCGCCTAAGAAGGATCAGCGCACAGGTAGCGCCAAGAATCCTGAGGGCTCAGCTAGTGGCGCTCGTGGTGGTATTGAGATTGGTGAGCAGGCGACCAAAGCCCTTGAGAATATGCGTGACACCCATAACGCACGATTCAAGAAAGCATCTCGGCGCGTCGATCTCGGAACACTCAAGGCCGTCTTTCGACGTGGCGCGGGTGCTTTCAGTGTTAGCCATCGACCGGGGATGACTCGCAATGGTTGGGCGCTTGCTCGTGTGCGTACTTTCTTGAAGTTGGTGGCCACCGGTCAGCGTAAGAAAGCTTACACAGGTGATCTTGACCTACTCCCTAAAGGTCACCCTCAACGCCGAGAGTCTGAAGCAAAGGCTGAGTTAATGGCGATACCTGACAAGTATTCTCATATTGACTTCACCCCACCTCAGGGCGCTAGAGACGCGGCCAAGCGAGCGCTTGAAGTCAGAGCTGATAAGCCTGAGAGTCAGCGAGGAATGACCCCCGTTGGAATCGCTAGAGCGCGTGACCTTAAGGCAGGTAAGCAACTCTCACCCGATACCGTCAAGCGCATGCTCGCTTACTTCACACGCCATGAGATCGACAAGCAAGGCTCAACCTGGGATGACCAAGGGAAGGGCTGGCAGGCTTGGCAAGGTTGGGGAGGTGATGCCGGTTATGCATGGGCGCGAAAGGTAGTGAAACAGATGGATTCAGCAGATAAGAAGAGTCAATCACTCAGGGCCTATGGTGAAGCTCTCCAGCTCTCAGAGGCTCCAAGCTATGATGTACCTGATGGCCTAACCATCGGTAAACCATTCAAGACGCTCTCTCTTGGTCAGGTGAGCTCACGCATGAGCGGTGAGTCAATCGGCAAAGAGATAGATGTAGATATGCTCTCTGAGATGCTCAGAGTGTACCGAGAGCGCAAGGACGCGGACCCCGTTATTATCGATTGGCAACACGCCACATCACCCTTTAACGGTGGACCCCCTGCACCCCCTGAGAGTGGCAACGCTCTCGGCTTAATCGTCGACTTAGAGCTTAGAGAAGATGGCCTTTACGCCGTCCCTGCTTATAACGAGCGCGGCTTAACCGTGGTCAAAGAAGCGGGGGGGGTGCTGTGGTCATCCCCTGAGTTTATCACTGGCGATGTACATGACAGAAGCGGCGGTGACCTCATAGGTACAGCCCAACTGTTAGCAATCACCCTCACCCCTCGGCCTGCTCAGTCTCACGACCGCATCGACCGAGTAACCCTGAACGAAAGGCTTGAGATGGACAATCTCGAATCAATGAGTCTTGAGGATCTCCGCGCTGCTCTCGTCGCTAAAGATGAGATGGTCAAGGAGCTCGAAGAGATGATCAAAGAAATGAAAGCTGACAATGAGGCCAACCTCAAAACCGAGTCTGAAGAAGACAAGGTTGAAGAGATGGCTGAAGATAAGTCTGAAGACAAAGCTGAGATGAAGGCTGAAGACGAAGACGAAAAGAACAAGATGGGATATCAGAAGATGAGTGAGTCAATCACCCCTGATGTAAACCTTCTCAACGAGGTCGCTCTTCTTCGCGAGAGCCTAGCAGAGCTCACCGCCGAGCGTGACGCCATCAAGCGTGATCAGGCAGTGAGCAACCTTCTCAATGAAGGAAAGATCAGCCCTGCTGAGCAGACTGTGGCTGGTAAAGCTTGGGACCTCCGAGACGCTCAGCCTGAGTTCTGGCAGATGTTTAGCGAGCGCGCTAGCTCTTCAGCTGTGCCACTCGCTGAGATCGGCCACGGCGCAAGCGGTGAGGAGATCTCACGCCAGACTCTCAATGATGCAGTGCTCGCTCTTAAGAAAGAGAAGAGCGTGACCTATAGCGAGGCGCTCGACATGTTCCGCGCTGAGAACCCTGATTACTATACTAAAGCCTTTGGAGTTTAATCATGGCTAATACTGATAATATCGTATCATTCGTCGCTAACTCAGCTATCACTGAGTATGCTCTTGTCTCTGTTTTGGCTACTGGAAAGATTCAGGTAACAGCCTCAGAAGATGAGACTAACTGTGTTGGCATCGCTCAACGCGCTTGTTCAGCAGGTGACTCTGTTGAGGTCTTGGTGCTCGGCAAGTCACGAGCTATCGCAGGTGGCAACATAACACCAGCGACCATGAATCTTCTCATGGCTACCACAGACGGGAAGCTTGTGGCCTTTGATGAGGCCGCAGGTAGCTATGCCGTGGCGCGTATGCTTCCGAACATCAACCAAGTCTCAGCAGCAAGTGGTGATCAAATCAATGTGATCTTCACTGGCCCTGTGGCTCTCACTGCATCTTAAGGAGTAGTTAAACATGGCTAGTTCATATAGTAATCTTCATCCAGTAGACCAGATCTTAACTAACCTCGTCGTTGAGGCGGTTCCATCTGACAATCAACTCATCGCTGATCAGATCTTTGAGACCATCAAAGTACCTGAGCGCTCAGGAACCATTCTCCTCGAGGAGACACGTAACTTTATGGGCGCAGGCGCTGGCCTCGACCTTGAGCGCGCTCCTGGAGCCTCACGCGCTACCATTGGCGGGTTTGATCGATCAAGCACCACCTTCAAGGCGAAGATCTACGCAGCTGCTGACAGTATCGCCATGGAGGATATCTTTGACTCTCAATATCCAGGGAGCGAAGAAGCTCGCATCGCCAAGAAGGTAGCGCGCGTCATGAAGCTCGCAAAAGAGAAGCGCGCCGCTGATCTCCTCTTCGGTACATCTAACTTCAACAACGACACAGCGGCCAACGAGTTTGGCGGTGAGTTTGATGATGTTGGCTCTACTCCTCTCAGCGATCTCTATGACCTACGCAACACAGTGTTTGAGGCGGCTCATGGTATCGCTCCAGATACTCTTGTACTCGGCCATAAGGTCTTCCGCACTCTTGCCAAGAATCCTGAGGTTCGCGGATATCTTGAGGTAGGCGGAGCTAGCACTGTTGGAGTAGCTGCAGGGTCACGCATCCTCAACAACCAATCAGTGATTCAGATCCTTCGTGATGTGCTTGGCATCCCCAACATTTATGTTGGCGCGGCTCGTCGTGACACTGCGGTCCCTGGTGCTACTTCTTCAGAGTCTTATATCTGGACTGAAGACGCACTCTTCATGGGTATTCTCAAGGGCTCTGATGCAATCGTTCAAAAGAGCGGTAATGTCAAGGGTATGCCTACAGCGGCGATCAACCTAGAGTTTGGTGGCATGATCGCTGGTCAGTATGACTCATTAGACCGTACTCGCCGTTATGTTTATGCTGAGGAGGTCCACGAGTTTAAGAGCCTCGACGGTACTCTTGGGCGCATCATCACGAGCGTTGTGAACTGAGTTTGAGTAGATGCTTGAGACTAGCCATATACATCTCTCAGAAGATGCGGATCAGCTCGCCATTGATGACCTGACACGACAGGTTAAAGGCGAGCGTGGTCCGGTGGCTAGTCTCATCAGAGCTAGACGCGATCAGCTCAGAACAGAGGTTGAGGCCGAGCGTGGCTTTATCCTCG